TGATAAAGCACCTGACCAAGTATTGCATTTGTATTTAGATGAGGCTAAGGAGAAGATGCAATGATATTTACAACTAAGATAGATTTTAAGACATGGTATAACCAAGGAGAGATATACAGATGAAATGGAAAGAAGTGATAAAGAAAAAAGGATTGCCAAAGGATTTCGTACCTAGTGATGACTTTAGGGCAGATGCAAAGAGATTAGGTATTGCTGTGCGACCAACCCCGTTAACTGATGAGGAAATTGAAGAACACATCATAGGGAGGTCTAAGACACCACAGGAGAGAGTATCTACAACACCATCTACAGGTCAAGATGAAGAAGCCGCCAAGAGAACCAAAGAGAATGAAGCGGAACTTCTGGCTAGAATAAAAGAAAGGAATAAGAAGGCAAGGCAGGAATAGATATGTCATGGCAAGACCTACTTAGGGCAGATATAGAATCTGAGAAAAGCCCCAAGAAGGTTGACCCTGAAAAGTCAGTTAACAGTTGGAGAAGGACATCCACTAAATCTAGAATCTTTAGAGTTCTTAGTGGATTAGAACGTGAACGTTTCAAGTATGGGAAGAAAGAAGACCCCAAGGATAAGGGCGTTGAGACATTAGATGATGCAGGATTCATTCAAGCAATAAAGGACAGGATGCTTGACCTTCGTTCTGTAAAGAGAGTGTTGGAAAAAGAGATGAGCAAGTTCAACGACATGAGCGATGAGGAATTCCTAGAGTATAACGATGAAGATATGCTGATGGATGATGAGTGGAGAGCCAACTACAAACAAGCGATGGATGCGATACAGCAACTAACTAGTGGTAGTAGAACAATATCTCCAGAGGTATCCCAACTCGCTAGGAAGTTCGTCAATGGAGATACTCAACCTCTTGTAGATAAGATGACAGAGCAGTTAGACCCATCTAAAAAAACTCAACAGGGAACTACTCATTTTATTGAAGACCTAAGAGCATGGGAGAACAAGAATGACGAACTGTTGGATAAGGTAGAGGAACTAGCGAACGAGGAAATAACTGCCTTGTTTGAGAAAGCGGGTTTTTCAGAAGCGATGCAAGCAGAGAGTCAGCAAATTGGTGACATCACAGGACTGTTCGCAGTAAGATACTTGGAGGAAGTGGGCAACAAGGTAGGCTCTTCTGGTAGAAGTTCTAAATTTGCAGGTAGAACCGAGTTTTTGCCATTTAGGAAGGGGTTGTCATTAGCAGGTAAGGATGATTTCTTCAATGACATATTCATTAGAGACAAAATCCTGTCTCCGGGCATGATTTACATCCTAGAGAATGAGCAACTAGGTAATATTGACAATATCGGTAGGAAAAGTAGGGCAGAGAACAATGTTTTTGCCAATTTGAAGAGAGAATATGAAAATAACCCAGAAGGAGAGGGACTTTCGGCTCTTGCAAGGCTCTTCGGAGAAAATATCAACGATAAAAAGAAGTTTTTACAACAATTGAGCAAAAATACGCCTCGTTTGAATGAGTTCAAAGCAATGGTCGAGTCTCAGAGGTTCTCAATACCAGAAAATGACTACGAAGCACTAATTTTAGATGAACGTGAGATGGATACTGAGTCGATTAGTCGTTCTTCCCTACGAAAATTGAAAAATTCCGAATTTTCACACGTTTTGGAAGGTAAATCGAGAGATGAGGTGTTTGAATTCCTTTCTCCAATGCAAAAAGTGCTGAAAAAGATGGAAAAAAGCGGGGAGGGCGGAAGATACGTTCTAAATCCAGAAGCAAATACCATCGAAGAAGACAAAGACGCAATTTCTGCTCTTTTTTCCGAATCAGTCGAGTCTCAGAGAGAAAAAATGGCTCAAGAGGCATTGAACCTACTAGATAGGACTGATTCAAGAGGCGCAAGAACCTTTGAGGGAACAACCACCGTTCCAACTAGGTACTGGAAGAAGATAAAGAGAAATATCAAGGAGAGTGACCCAACGAGTCTGAGTCTTGGTAAGATTATCGTAGTTCTATCTACTTTGGAGAAGGCAACCCTACAAAGCAAGGAAGTCGAGCAAGCCGCTAAAGAATACTTCGGATTCTTGCAATTCGTAGCAGACGAAGGTGATGATGAAGATACTAATGCGGAAATCATCGAACAGAACAGGAAAGAAGTGGAAGAGAAGAAGGAAGCACTTGAAAGTGCATTAAGTAGCAAGTATTCGACCATCAGAAGCAAATTTTTAGAGATGCTTCGCATAAAGATGAATAGAATTTTGGCAAATCCACAAAAATATCCAACAAAAGGACAATTTAACATGGCTAGTTGGCTGAAGACGCAGGTGGCAGTATGACGGTTGATGAATCAGAGTTTGCTATGTGGATGAAGTCTCCACCGGATGACATTGAAGATTTTTATCTCGCTCAGATAGGGAAGGACTATCTGGAAGGCGGTAGCAAGTATAATCCTAGGAACATCAAGCAGGATTTGCCAAAAGGACAGGAGTTGACTGGTGACAATATAGATTCAGTATTCCAAGCGCAGATTGGTGAACAGATAGACGGTGAACTAGAAGTTCTCAAGGATAATAAGAAAAGGGAATACAAGAGGGAGAAAGACCTACTTTACAGATATCTCATAGATGATAGCAACGGTTTCACTTCTACGAAGAAGGATGAGAACAAACTGATTCTCTCTGTTGATGGGAATTACACCGTTCAGCCACACATCGGGGAGACTGTGAGGGATATACAATCAAAGGGACTCTTGTTCGATGACTTCAAGGATGAGATTGAACCGTTTTTGGAAACCACCTTGCGTTACAAGAACATTGGTAAGACCCTCTTTGAAGAACAACTGAGATATGCAGTTACTCAGTTATCTGGCGAGAAGGGAATGAAGGCAGGAGATTTGGCAAGTTCCTTTGAGGGAGATGTACAAGCAGTCACAAGAGTTCTTGGTAGGTTCATCAATTTGGTTTCTAGCAAACCAATGAGCGTTTCAGAAAGAAAGCAGGTGATGCAAGGTGAGAGGGATGCTAGTGGTTTCGTATACAGACCAGAGGACAAGACACAGGCAAGGCAACATTTACGAATTATGGAAGACCAGACTTCATCTCAGTTGGAACCTCTGACAAATCAGATTAGACAATTCATAGAAGAGGATGAGGAAGCAGATATCAGAATCACCAGACAAACAATATCTGGTGAGTATCTCATTGGTGACTTGAACCTAGCAGACCTTGAGAGCAGAGATGAAATTTACAAGTATTGGGAAGGAGTAGCCACCAAGGATTTCAAGAATCTTCAAACCAAGTATAATGATTTGAGAAAGGCTTTCCTCAAGCACAAGGATATCCTCATTGGTGAAGGGGAGAATCTGAATGAACCTCTGAGTGAACTGATAGATGAGTACCTTGAGTTCGATGCTAAGTTTGAATCTGCATATGATGATGGTATGAATTACGTCTTACCATTCAAGGCATCACCTATGAGAGCCGCCTCCATGGATATATCTGATAAGGTGAGGACTCTCTTCGATACCTTCCTACGAGAGATGAATCTAGTAGATACAGGGTCACAGACCGAGTTGGACATGGAGACTCTACGAGAGAGACTTCTGGAAATAGGTGCAGTAGAGAGAGATGAAACAAGAACTACTGTAACTAGGAGAGGAAGGGGAGAAGATGAGACTACTTCCGACACAGCAAGAACTGAGGTAGGTACTGACGGCAAAAGACCTATCGAAGACGCGGGCGCACAGTATAGGTCTGCAAGAGAGTCAGAGAGAGCAAGGGTAGAAAGAATGCCTACAGAATCTGCAATGGAAACTGTCACGGAAACCGCACAAGGCCCAGTTTCCGAAGAAGGAGGTACACCAACAGTTACCTACACTTCACTCAAAGATGAGTACAAGGATAGAATCAACAACCTAGTTTCTGAGATACAGGAAATAGTAGAAACCAAAGAAAAGTTTGACTTTGACAAGGGACTAACAGAAGATGTTGACCCATTATTCGCGTATGCATTCGCCAAGGATGGTAGTGCATTCAAGAACACCGCCATCCTAGAGCGCGAACTAAACAAACTCAAGATAGGATTGGAAACCAACATCTTCGGTTTGGACTTGAATTATGACGAGAAGATTACCGATTGGATAGAGTCTCTTTCCAAGGTCGCTACACAAGGAGATACTAGACAGATATACTACCTTCCACTATCTGCTACCCTAGAAGAAATAATACTAGGAAAGGGCAGAGAATCAAAGGGCAAGGCTCTGTTCAGAATCATAGAAGCAGTATCTCCTAGAAGACTGGAAACTAACAAGAAGAACATCAGCCAATTCTTGGAACTCATAGCATCGTTCGTGGAGAAGGGAGACAGAAGGTCTGGCCCATCCAGTAGCGTTAGAACGAAGACCAGTCAACAGGCAATTACTACAGACCCAATGGGAATAGACTCCATCTTCCCAGCCAGAAGCAATGACGAATCCTATCTCAATGACATACAAACCGTGAGAAGAGAATTCGATGACCTTCTAGATGCAGTTATTGATTACTATGTCATACCCATTGAGGGAATGTACATGCCTTTCGATGATGACAGTTCATTCATTAGTGAGCAAACAAGTGGGGGTGTGTTTGGTGCATTGACGAAGGGAATGGTAGATGATGGACTGTTCGCAGTCATGGCGAAGGAGAAGGAAGATGGAACATTCGTTGATAGAGAAGACATCATTGATTTCGCTGATGTCTTGAAAATTATGTCTGAACCTAGTTTCGGAGAAAGCGCGAAAAGTTTCAAGTTAATGCTAACAAAGTTACAGAAGGATGTAATGTCTAGAGTATATGGTCAAAGTCCTAAATCGACATTAGGGGAGAGGATGAAGGAAGAATTAGGTTCTTATTTCTTCCATATGGCAAAGA